AATATGGTCAGACATAATCTCCCAATCTTCGGGAGTTACGATATTCTTGAGAATCAGTTGAGTTCTCAGCATGTCGTTAAACATCTGAGAGAATCTCTTTCTCAGACGACCGACAAACTTAGCAAACTTGAGTTCGTCTCTCAGAATTTCAGAAGAGCGACCAAGGTTAAAACCACCATCAGCAGCAATTCTTGACTCAGGAACTCCGAGTGCTCTGTAGAGTTTTTTCTGGAAGTATTCGATGTCTGAGAGCTCTCCCAGATTCTGACCACCAGGAAGTGTGGTGATTTCTGTGCCACGACCACCTTCTCTTCTGGGTAACCAGAAGTCTTCCATCATAGACATAAACTTACGGTCATCACGGACTTCGCCCGTGTTTGCATCATAAGCAAGTTTATTTCTGTAGCGAGACATAACCTCTTTGAGGTATTGCTCTGCTTTTACTTTAGGAAGATTGCCAACATCAATGTAGAAAATTCTACGCTCAGGTGCTCTGGACAAACGATAGATAACAAGAGAATCCTCAATCATTCTCAGTTGATTGAGTGCCTTGATTGCCTTATGCATATAAGACAATACTGTGCCTTTGTTTCTATCGACCAGTCCCGAGCTGCAATAAACTACGGAATCTTTTGCAATCTTAATGCTATCCTTCTTACCACCAGAAGAACCTGCACCTGCAAAACTTCCATTCGGATAGGTTGATTTTGGAGTATATACAAAATACTCTTCAATCTTAGGCTCTAAAGTTGGCAGGTCCATACCATTCTTCTGACCTGTTGCAATTATATTATTTCTCTGATCTTTCTTCTTCTCTTGACGAATATACTTCATCTTCATTGGGTCAATGTATCTCAAGTCCTGGATACCTGCCTGAGGATTCTTGAGGTCAATAACTTTCAGATAATAAAGTCTTCCATCAACATACCAGTTTCTAAAGATTTCGTGTGCTTTTCTGTCGAAATCTAAAATTTCTTTGAGATATTTGAATTCTTCTCTAATGATTTTCTTCAGTCTGTCACTAGCGTTAAGATTGGACAATTCAATCTCAACAGGAGAATCATAAAGGTCACTAACGATGGCTTCATTAACAACATCTTCAATGGCACCATCACACTCAGGGTGAAGTGACATTTCACGATATCGTTTGATTAAATCATGTTCAGTACGAAAAACACCTTCGATATCAACGTAGTGACCATAAAACCCACTACTGATATAATTATCAACCCCGTCCTCATTATTCTGAGGAACGGGGGATACTACCGAAGGTGATTTATTCTGACCATCATCAATAGAAAAACCAAAAAGTTTTGCCATCGTATAAACTATCTACTTATTATGGACTATTTAGTTGATGTCTTCGCCGCCTGCATTTGCACCGCTACCCTTAATTGCTTCCCACCAGAGAACTTGCAACTCAACGGTAAACTCTTGAATACCTTGAGCGTCGTATGAAAGTTCGATTGGAGCAACCTGAGTTGGGAAAATATCGTAGAAGTGATACTTTCTCAGGGTGTCACCATTACGGTCAAGTTGATAAACATAGGCGTCTGCCTGATAATCGGCAGGGTTGGTCAGACCAGTGTTATCAGAAACACGGTTGATGGTATTCATCCACTTTTCGAAAGCAGAGCGAATAGCAAAGTCGGTGTCGTTGATAACGGTGATTGTCCAGGTATCAAATGTTCTGTCGCCAGCAATCTTCAGAACTCTTCCTCTGAAGGGAACTTCGATTGGGGCGACATTTGATGCAGGAAGGTTTGCTGCCTTAACAAGGAAGCGTGCCTTGTTAAGGATATCGTTTGCGTCAGCGACTCCAACCAGAGCGGGGAACGAAAGTTCCACCTCAAACAGGTTGGAGCGTGCGCCGCCACCAGCAAGCTTACTCTTGAAGTCGGTAATCTTTCTTAGTGGGGGTGGATTAAGTTGATTTCTAGTTGCCATTGTTTTGTACCTCTAAGTTTGATTAATAATTAAACGTTACCGATTACTTCTTCAAAAGAAACGCCAGTTCTGGTCGCTACGAAGGTCAGACCGATGAAGTTAATCGACCTGTTTGGTTTGACGAAGATGTCAGCGACAAACTCATTGTTGTCGATAACAGCAGCAGTGTTGTTTGTTTCATCGCAAACAACGACATAATCAAAGATTCCTCTCTTCGCTTGGACATCACGGAGGAAAGGCTCAATGATGTTGACAAAGTTAGTTCTCGTAACTTCATCGTTGAATTCGAAGAGTTGGTCCTTAGCAGCAGCGGAAACTGCCTTCTCAAGGTAGATAAAGAGGCGACGGACGTTGATTCTATCGAATGCCGATGCCTTACCGTATCCAGTCTTATCACCGAAGAGGACGATACCGTCACCAGGCGAGAAGATAACAGGGTTAATTCTGTTAGAATACAGTTTATCTCTTTGTGACTTACTTGGGTTGTAGGTCAGTTTGACTGCATTAAGGATAGCGCCTCTCTGTGTCCCTGCTGGTGAGAACCATGGGAAATTATTGAGGTCATTTCTAGCACAGGTGCCAGCAACATCACCATTCAGTGGGACATAGCGGAAAGTATCCGCGAATCTGTCATACATGTACTTGTAACCACTATCGAAGACTGCATAAGTCGAAGAAGTGATTGGTGAGTAGAAACTCAATACATTATCAGTGATTGTGGCATCAGAGTTAACTGTTACTGATCCTGCGGTAGTATCAGTGATAAATGCCTTTCTGTAAGGTGAGATGAATGCGAGTGCATCTTGTCTTTCCTCAGCAACTGCAATCAACTTATTAGCGAGTGCCTGTGCAGTCTCTTTCTCATGGTTTGCAGCACCCATCAACAAGAAGTCGATGTCGTAGTTATCTGTATTTTCGAAGAGGTCGTAACCTGCGGTCAGTTTGCCGAGAGTTGCTGTCAGTGCTCCACTTGCAGAGATGTCGGTTGTGCCGTCGTAGTTGTCTCCTCCACCAAGAGTAACAGTAGTGTTACCAGTTGCAGCAAAGGTGATACCCTGAGTGTTTTGGTCCCAAGCGGTATCAGTCTCAAGAGTGAAGTCTGCACTGTAACCGATAGTGGTGATTCCTGCAGGAGCACCGCCACCGAAGATGTTTGCAGAGTTGGATGCGAGATACTTTCTCCAGTGAGAAGGGCTTCCCAGCGAATACTCAGCATCTTTTGCCTTTGAAAGATTGAGATGCTTCTCAAGAATGGTGCCTGCGTTTCCACTAACAGCGCCAGTGTCGTCGATGACAACAACATGGACTTCATCAAATCTTGAATCTCTTGCTGCAGCGAAATTTGAAGTGCCAGGTCTATCAGCAAGGTTGCTCCAGGTCAGGTCAGCACCAGTCAAACTGATGGTTTGTGAGTTAAACCAGTCTGTCTGTGAATCATATGAAGTGCTACCAACTGCAGTTGTCTGACCAGTGGTGTGAATTGCAACACTACCACTTCCAGAGAATGCATAAACGCCAGACTCTTGATAATCAACTTCTGTTACTGTGCCAGCAGCAGAAACGTGTGCTAATACTTTGACAGAAACGTTTGTTCCTGAGATTTCGGTGACGATACCCTTGAGGTAACCATCCAGTGCCTCAGTTGACCCAGCACCAATTTTGGTTCTACCGAGCATTGATTGGGTAACGCCATAACCAACTTCAATCGTTGGTAAAGAATCATTGGTGCTAACACCAGCAAGCACTTGGTCTGCCTTACCGTCGATAATCGCAACCTTAACACCATTTGCCCAGGATCCTGGGTTTCTTGCTACTACAGTAACATTAGTAATGGTGTTCTCATCATAACCAAGTTGGTTATAGTGCTCGAAACTCTTAATTTTAATGTCCGATGCGGTGCCTGAGAAAGCATTCTTGAGGTCGTCATCATCCGCTCTGACAACTCTCAGGTCGCCACCATATGCTAAGTAGGATGATGCTACCATCCAATTCTCATAATGCTTATCAGTGCTCTTTGGCTCTCCGAATACTTTCAGAAGGTCTGCTTCGTTTGATACTAACGTTGGAACTTCTACTGGTCCCTGTGCAAAGGGAGCAACAATAGCACCAACAGCACCGCTAGTAGCATCTACTCTACCAACAGTGAGGTCAACCTCTCTTACTACAATTCCAGGAGATGCTAAATTAAGTGGCATCTTTATTCTCCTACAAGTCCAGAATTAATCTGAAATTATTTATTAAAAAGGCTACTTTGAATGGGGAAACAGTGCGTGAATATCTACCAATCGGGATATTCCCATCTTATTGGACTACTCTTCTTTCTATTCTCTATCACTCTTTTCTTCGTACACTCCTTACACTCATAAGAATAGGCAGAAGGTAATGCACCCCTGCCCTTTCTTGTTAGATAAAAATCCTCTATTAAATTTTTCGTCTCTCCACATACTCTACACTCTCTTTCAAAAAAGAGTATGTGCTCTAAATTTATTTGCTTGTCAATATCCATTAATAATAGTCCCACATGTAGGACCTATCGCCATATTCATCAGTATGCCATCTATCACCATCTGTATCAACAAAAGTGCTTTCATCTAAACCATCTAAGATGAAACCAAATGGTGCCATGTCTTGCTCAATCTGATTTCTTTGCTCTTCATAAATTCTCTTACGAATATCATTGCTAGTCATCTCCTTGAAGTAGTCTTGAGCAACCAACCATGAGAAGATAACAAGGCACATTGCCAAGTCGTCATTACATCCTTCTTCTGCTTCGAAAGAATTATGACGCTGGGCAAATGTAGTAAGTTCTGATATAATGTCATAGTCACATGTCAGTAACTTATCGTCTTCTAAGAAAGTCTTTAAGTTAGAGCATCCCAACTTCTTCACCGCAGCAGTCATCCTCACACCCATCTGCGACTTCTTGCCTGAGAAACCGTGCCCAACCACCTGTCCAGCACGACCTCTCATCGCAGCCATCAGCATGTTTTCATATTCCAAATCATAGTGTAAGATATTGGCAACTTGCTCCCCAATATCATTAACTTCAATCAGCAACCAAGCGTTATTATATCCCTTTGCCACATCATGAATAACATTTGGGAATAGCATGGGTTTGATTTCGTTATTCCTATACTTTGCTACTACCTTGTAAGGAAATTGAGTGATATCGAAAACAATAAACGCAGAATAGTCATTGCCTAACCCACGGGCAACGTCTACTGTGAGGAGATAGTTATGCTCAGGTTTTGCCTTCTCGTAAATATCGAGACCAGCATTCCTTTGTATCGGGTCTTCATATACTAAGTTTCTTAGTTTCGCTGGGTTGATGAGTGTATTAACCGATCCTAAGAATTCGCACTCAAACTCAACTTTAAACTGTTGCTCTGAAGTGTTAGCAATAGTCTGCTCTTTCCATTCCTGGTCTCTTCCGGGAACTTCAGACCAATGCACATCAGTTGGCACATATTCATTCTTACCTTTCTCCGCATCATGCCACATGCGGTAAAAGTGATTCATACCCCTAGGGGTAGAAACAATGATTACCTTTGTGCTCTGTCCAGAAGAAATAGTAGGATAAACAGAGGCAAAGAAGTCATCAGCAATGTGATTCGGGATGAACGCGAACTCGTCAAGAAAGATGACATTATA